TCTAACATATATCTGATTATATTTATAAAGAAAAAAAACCTAGTAATTAACTTTTGTTCATCTTTTGTCTAGATTAGAATTTGTTAATATACTAATGAAATCCTTATAAAATATAACTTCATGATGATACAGTAACACATTCAAACATGGTTTGTCAAGGGTTTGTTCATTTTATTTTGGACAATAAAAAGGGGTTCCGAAGAACCCCAATTCATTTGTAGTAAGCAACAATCTTACATTAAGTTTGTAACTTTAACTCTACGATAGTACTTGTTAGTATTTGCAGTAATACTTGTACTTTCTGCAGTACCAGCACTAATCACTCCAGTGTGGAATGGGTTAGCAGCAATACCATAACGAGTTTTAAAACCAATCTTAGGTTGGAAAGTGTTCTCACCAACTGCACGAACCATTTGTAGTGGTACATATGGGCAGTAGAAGACACCAGCGTCATAAGGTGAAGTACCTTTATAACCTACAACATAGTATTGTGAAGCAGCGACATTCGCAGCATATGGGTCGACATATACTTTGAATCTGCCGTTCATAACACCAGCAAATGTAGCAGATGTGTCATCAACATTTAGATTGTTATTTAGAGCAGGTGTATAATCTAATACTCCAGCCATTTGAAGTGCAGATGCAACATCAGCAGAACAGATGATTATATTACCTTTTCCTCTACGAGTTTGTTGTCCAACAGCGTTAGCATCTCTTTCCAGAGCGAACATTAAACCTTTGAACTTCTCAACACTCCATCTACCATTAGAATCTGTATCTAAATCGAAGATACCAGCGGTAGTTGTGTTCACTTGAGCACCAGCAACAGCCGAAACATAAATGCTTCTAACTACTTCACGATTTATCTCAGCAAGAATTTCACCAGACAAAATATTTGCTAGTTCTGTTTCTGCATCTAAACCATGAATTGCTTTAAGGTCTTGTGCAAGTTCCATTGTGTACTCAGCTTTTAAAGCACGAGTAACAGCGGTTACTGTTGTTTTTTCTATACTGAAAGCCATTTCAGCAAAAGCATTTGCAGATGCATCGCCTAAAGCTTCACCTTGTGCAGTAGTCATACCTGTTGGTGATGTATACTGACCAGCAGATGGACTATCGTTTAATGCAGATGGGTTTGAACCTGTCATTGCAGATGATGTTAAGTCACCAGCAGCGTCATCATTACTGAAACCAGAATCCGCTTCATCTCCGAGTGCTTCAGCACCATCCATAGAAGCAAATCTTGCTCTCATAGCAAAGATTAACCCTGTTGGTCCAGTCATTGGTTGTACACCACAAATATCATATGCAATTAAGTTAGGCATAGAGCGTCTAACTAACGATATTAAAATTGGGTCCCAGTTCTCAACATCAGCACCAGTGCTGTTTGTTGGAGCTGCTTCTCTCAAGAAACTTCTATCTTCTTTGATAGCTTTTTCTTGGTTTTCAAGAATTACAGTAGTTACTGCCCTTTTATACGAATCCTCGATTTTTGGTAAATCAGGATGTGCAAGGACTGGCGACCACTTCTCTTGTAGATTTTCTGTTTGAAACATTTGTGTTTTCTCCTTTTATTTTCTACTATTTATATATTTACTTACTTGCACCCTTGACGGCAGTTCCGATTGCTTTTGAATAAGCAGCCATCGAATCTGTGACATCAATGTCCTGTGCAGGGCCAGTTTCTACATTATCTATGTTTTCAGTTGTTTCCTTAATTGTTTTAGGGAAATAACTTTCTTTTAAAGTTTCAAGTTTACCTTTGAAGTCTTCTTCGTTTCCGAAGTCTACATCCTCAGTAAGACCTTTGAACTTTTCAATTTCTGTGTCAGCTAAATCAGAAACCATTTCTGATATAACTTTATTACGAGTTAGGTCATCATTAGACTTTTTAAATTCTATTGACTCATCCAAAGTTTTATTAACTTTTTCTTCTAACTCAGCAATTTTGTCTGATTGTGCTTGTAGCACATCATATTTGTCATCAGGGATGTCAACATAATGGTCTTCAAACAACTGTTTCAAACCAGCAATAAAGTCTTCAGCGATTTCTCCTTTCAGACCTCTTTCTACTGCTAATTCATTTTCTTTCATCCATTCTTCTACAACATAGTTCATGTATGTATCTACTTTTTCTGTAAGTTCAGATTTGTTAGATTTGATACCTTGTTCTATTTCGTTGTCATAGTTTTCTTGAAGTCTTGTGACTTCATCACGAACTTTTGATTTTACAGCACTTTCAAATACAGTTGCAGCTTTCTTTTTAAACTCATCTGACAAGTCACCCTCTCCACTCATAAGAGCTTCAACATGTTCTTGTACATCTATAGATTTAATTCTTTGTTCTACAGCTTCTTTTTGTAATGCTTCTTTTTCTTTATCTTCTTCAGACTGGGCATTCATGTTACCTCTTGGGTCACCTTTGCCTGTCATTTCTTTCATTTTATTATAAGTAGCTTTAATTTCTTCCATGTCTGCTTCTTCCATGTCTTTAGCCATGTCTTTCATAGCTTTAAGCATATTTTCTTTAGTCATAGTTTCTACTTCAGCAACTTCTTTTTCAGAAATAACTTCTTGGTCATCTTTTACTTCGACTGAATCGCCAGCAGCTAATGGTTTAGCAACTTTCTTTGCGCCATCATTAGGTTTGTCAGCAGAATCAGGTTTACCCTCACTTTTCTGAGCAGCATCTCCAGAAGCTTCTTTCGCTTTTTTACCAGCAGAAGTTCCAGGTCCAGACTTATCAGTAGGTGATGTAACAGCAGGGCCCATATCTTGAACCTCACCGCCAGGTGTGACACTTGAAGCATCAGAAGCTTTTAACTGAGGTTCAGATGGAGCAGCACCTTTTTTAGGAGCATCCGCCGCCTCTTCTAACTCAGATATGACTTCTTGTTCTAATTCTTCAATAGTCTTTTCGATTTCATTTGTCATCGGATATCTCCTAGTTGAATCTATTGTTTAATTAATTAATTAAATATATTCTCATATATTAGTCATTATTTATACATTATAATAATTTAAGGAATTTTGCAAACTCCAAAGATTCTTCTAATGCTTGTTTTTTCCGAATTCTAGTATTGATTCTTTCTTTCGCCTCTATCAATTCAGACTGTATAAGTGCTCCATGATTCCATACCCACTCTCTGCCTTCCATGATGCCTTCTACGAAAGCACTAGGAGCAGATGGGTCTGAAACTATGTCAGCAGCTGTTGCCAAATAGAAATCATTTCTCACATAACTTTTACCATCCTTTTCTTCTAAACTTCCCATTCCTCTTGAAGAAACACCAAGTTTAGCACCCTCATCCATAAGGGTCTTAACGATTTCACCCATAGGCGTAGATAAGATTTTAGCTTCACCTATAAAGTTTTTACCATCTGGGTAAAGAGCAGTTATCATGTGAGAAGCTCTTTCTAAATTTATTGTTGGGCCTTCTGGATGCCCTAATTCACCATAAGCTCTTTTCTCATCAATGAATTCTTTATTATATCTATTCACTTCTTTTTGAAGTATTTCCATTGGATATACACGACCATTTTTATTCTTAATATCAGCCTGCATAAAGACACCTTTAATCTTGTAATTCTTTTTGCCGTTTTCTTTTTCCTCTGTAATGTACTCTACATCTTGTACAATAGATTCAGATATTAGTTTTACTTTATTCATAATTCTCTCTTAGCTTGTGTAGTTCTCATCTTTTTTGAATTCTATTATAACAAAACCAGTTGTACCAAAACAAGATAACTGATGGTCACCAGAAGTTGCTGTTGTGTTAGCCGCAGTTCCTTTAATCAATCCAGCAGAACCATCATAGTGTCCAGTTCCAGCAAGTCTAATCTGAACAATATCAGTTCCAGAAGATACTTCTTGAAGTTCAACATGTCCAGTATTATCATCTGCAGTTCCTTGTACCAATGCCCACCAAATTCTACTGATATGTAATTTAGCACCATTTGCATGACCATCTAAAGCACTTGCATCTAAGATAGCATTATTTGCTGTAGTGTCATCTTGAATATCAACCTTAACTGTTACAGTTCCACCAGCTCCAGCAGCATTTACTACTGTATCTCTTAATGTTCTTGTTGTAAAAGCCATTTAAATATACTCCTATTAAATCGACAGTACTTCTTTTTCAAAGTACGAAATTAAGTCCTTTTCACGAACTCTATTTTTTTTACTTATATCTTTAATTGTTTTTTCAAAAGTATTTAGGAAATCGCTAGGTTTAGCATCCATAATTTTGAATACACCATCCACGGCAGATTTCATCTTAGGGGATAATTTCTTATACTCCCTAGATTTCTTATGTTCATCTTTCTCTAAAAAAGGTTTATAGAAAGAATTAAACTTTATCGCCATCTCCCTCATCCTGTGTGACTGAAGACTTAACAAATGTATTTGCTACTTCTTTTCTTTTTGTTTCTAGGGCATCTGCTACTTTTGAAGAAATTGTATCTTTAAAAGCTTGTTCAGCACCTAAGTTATCACCAGTGGATAAAGCATCTATTATATCTTTAGTTTCCGCCATTTTCATCTCCTTTATTGTTTACACCATCAGAACCTTCTAGGTCATCTGCTGGTATAAATGAACCTGTACCATCTTGTGGATATCTAGTGATACCATCACCACCATCTGGCATATCAATACCACCATCCTCAACATCTATTCCAGATTCTTTATTAATTTGTGTTTGCATTTCATCTATTTCTGCATCTGTCATATTTAGTACATTTTTCTGTACCCATTCTTTACTATAGAATGTTCCGATATATGTTTCAATAGTTTGTAATGCATTTAATCTATCTTGCATTAATTCTGCTTTTTTCAATTCAGCAAAATGACCATCTTGTAAAAAGTTATACTGAATGTGTTCTTTCATTTTACTCCAATCTTCTAAGGTAACAATACCTTTTAGAATTAACTGAGCTTTTAACATATCAGTAAATAATGGTGTAAATCTTTTTCTTAGTCTTTGTACAAACTTAGTAAATTTTAATTCATCTCTAGTAATCTCACTAGCACGACCTAAACTAAATCCACTTTCAGCTTCCATTCTAGAAATAGGTACATTCAATGAACGATATAATTTATTTTGGAAATATTTTATATCTTCAATCTCACCTAAGTTTTGTCCACCTTGTAATGTAGTAATCTCTGTTCCACGACCACCATCTCTACGAGGTAACCAAAAGTCTTCTAACATTGACATATGATTTCTGTCATCTTGTATTTCACCTGTAGAAGCATTATAAACTAATTTGTTACGATAACGATTCATAACATCTTTTAGATATTGTTCTGCTTTTATCTTTGGAAGATTACCTACATCAATATAAAATATTCTTCTTTCTGGTGCTCTAGATATTCTGTATATAACTACAGAGTCTTCAATCATTCTTAATTGATTTACAGGTTTGATTGCTTTGTGTAAGTGTGAAAGTATGTGACCTTTGTTTTGGTCAATTAAACCAGATGGTACATATGTAATAGAATCATCTGCAATTTTAATGCCTTCAGTCAATGCTCCAGAGTTTAATCCTTTATCATTGTATAGGAAAAAGTCTTCTACACCTTTTACGATATCTAAAGATGTGCCAGGTTTTTTATCTTTATTAACCTGTCTTACTTTTCTAATTTTTCTAGGGTCTATGTATCGTACTTCAACGACACCATTTTTTGGATTTTTTTTATCAATTACTTTGTGATAAAAAATTCTACCATCAATATACCATCTTCTAAAAATGTCATGTCCTTTTACATCAAAATCTAAAAGTGATAATACAGTATCAAACTCTGCACGAATTTTTCTTTTAATTGATTCGGTATATTGTAATCTATCAAGAACAATAGAAACTGCTTGGTCACGCTCATTAGATACAATGCCTTCATTGACTATATCTTCAATTGCTGAATCACATTCTGGTTGTTGTGAAATTTCACGATACCTACGAATTAAGTCAACCTCAGACCTCTCTCTACCATCTGTGTCTAATACTTGACCAAAAAATCCACCACCAGCAATTTCGACTGTGCCGTCATCATTAGCTGGTGCTGTAAATTTTTCTTGACTTTTGGTGTCTTTAATTTTTTCAAATTTAAAACCAAATAGTTCTGCCATAATAAAATCTCCTTTATTGTCCTTTATTTATAAAGAAAAAAAAGACTGTTTTAGAAGTTGACACCAGATGCTTCGAAGTGTTGATATCTCCATGTGCATTCAAATTCAGCTATTTCACTGTCAAGAGAAGAATCTAAGGTAACTTCAGTCATTGATTTTGGCCATGCATTTTTAAAGATGTATGTTTTAATAACAGTACCATCTCTATCTAAATGTTCACATGTTAAATCAGTAGCATAATCTGACATTGCAGTAACACCTGTGTTATCAGCAAAATCATTCATTCCATTTGACCACCTTTCTAGTGCATCTCTAATCATGTAGTCTGTGTCCATATAGAATGTTGTTGACCATTCACCAGCAGCTTCTCTGTCACCAGTCATATAGATTTTTCTACCTCTATATGCAAGTTCTATTTCACCTAAACTTATTTCAGGTGTTTTAGAAGCTTTTGTTAAAAATGAAGTTCTTCTTACATCTAATCCAATTGCAATACCAGAAGGCGGTGTAATTGTTACACGAAACTGGTTAGTTCTTGCACCACCACCTAATAAATTTGCTTTAAAGTCGTCTATCTGTGCCATGATTAACCCCCTACCTCAGAAAATGCCACACCTGTTCGAGTTGCGACAAAGTTTAATGTAATGAAGTTAATAGAACGAGCAGGTTTGACAAATATGTCTGCAACAAATTCGTTTCTATCAATTACACTCCCTGTATTGTTTGAAGCATCACACTTGACTAAGAAGTCTGTAATACCTCTACGACCTTGAACATCTCTTAGGAAAGGTTCAATTAAACTTCTAAATTGTGCCCTTGTAAATTCATCGTTGAATTCAAAGAGTTGGAATTTAGCAGCAGTAGCAATTGCTTTTTCTAATACTAAGAATAATCTTCTAACATTAATTCTGTCAAAAGCACTTGGTTTAGTTTGAGCAGTTTTATCACCAAATAAAGTTACACCTTGGCCTGGGAAGTTAACGACTGGGTTAACTCTTGCCTGATAAAGAATATCTCTATCTGCCTTGTCTGGGTTAAATGATAATTTAATTGCCCCTCTAACACTTCCTCTATTAAATCCAGCTGGTGAAAACCATGCATCAGCAACATTGTCTGTATTTGCACATAAACCAGCGACTGAACCATTTAGAGGTACATGTCTATAAGTATCATTGTATTTGTCATACATGTACATGTATCCACTATCAAATACCATGTAAGATGAACTTGGACATAAGTCAGCAGCAACTCTTACATTACTTGCTTGTTTAGCAGATGTTGTAACACCGACTGTAGCAGAACGATATGGTGAAACAAATCCAACACAATCTTTTCTGCCTTCTACTAGACTTGTAATCATTGTAACATGAGTATCATGACCTGTAGATGTATCAGCAACGATACTTGATGAACCACCGATAACTAAATTGATATCTTCTGATTCTGTATCTTTAAACTTATCATATGCAACTTCAATCTCTCCAGCAGTAGTAGCATAGTCATCTGTTCCACCTGTAAGTTCATCAATAGTTATTGTGTCTACAGCAGTATAAGTTGATGTAGTATCTGTTCCCCAATTACTACCAGCACTTATATGGTCTGTCCAATATATGAAATTTGATTTAGCTCTGATTACATCTGCATAGTAAATACTATCACCTTGTGGTCCTTTTGCAGATGAGTTTTTAGACATATTACCAAATGCCTCTATAACACCCTTTGTTCTATTTCCAGCTGTGTCTGTATCATAACCTGTTATATCACCTGTGCCATCAGCAACAATAACATGAAGTTCATCACCTGAACCACGACTGTTATTTGTATTATAGTCTGATGTACCTGGTGCACCTGAGAATTGGTCAGCATATTTCCAGCGTCTTTTGATTTTAGAATCGTTTGGAATTGCAGTTTGTAAACCAGCACCACTTGGGTCATCTTTTAATCTGACTGTTAGTGCATTTGTTGATGTATTGATTGCAGTTACTTGATATTCGTTGAAGTCATCTACTGATACTGTATTTGCTGTATCTGAATAGAATGATATTAAATCACCTATATTAAATACATAACCTGAAGCATCAGCATCATCTACTACAATCGTTGTATCTCCTACAGCAACATCTGCTTGGTTTACTAAGTTATTTGTACTTAAATCCTGTTCAAATGCAGTTGCAGTAGCACATATTTCTACTTTGATTCCATTTGCCCATGTTCCAGCAGTTCTTGCAGCCCATTCTCCATGAGAACCTTGTCCTGTTGAGAAACTTGCATCGTAGTGGTCTAAATCTCTGATTAGTATACCAGAGTTTGCTCCAGCATTTAATATTGCACTCTCTGCTCTAACCACTTTAAGTGAATC